TAACGAGCGAAAGTTTCGGCGAAAGTTTGCGGGTCCCTCTGAAAAATCCTCGCGTGCGGATAGTTCGTCCCTTGTCGTTGCTCTTGAGAATTGGTCGCAATAAGGTTGCCCATGGGCCTTGGGCGCCGCCCCAGGGGAAGGTCGTCCGCCCTGCGCCTGCGCAGCCGCAACCACGCAACCGCCGGTTGCGGCATCATGAGGGCGATGGCTGTTCTCAACTCCCGCCAGGGCGCTGCCCTGATCGAGGCGACGACGGGCCGGCAGTGCAGCCGGCAGAATCTGGAGAAGCTGTGCCACCGGGGCCGGCTGGCCCAATCGGTGGTGTCAGCCAGCCCGCTGCGGCTCGACGGCGAGCTGCTGGTGGCCGAGTACCTGGCGAACGTCGACCCCATGCAGGTGGGGGCGGTGAACCACGGGCCGGCGAAGGCCAGGGGCGGCCCGGTGACGCCCCGCCCGCGGCCTGCCCCAGTGGCAGCACCAGCACCGGCGGCGGTGGCCACGCGCCTGGTGGGCGATGGCGACGGCGAGCTGCCGGATTACAACGTCAGCCGGGCCCGCACCGAATACGAAAAGGCCAACCTGCTGGAGCTCGACCGCAAGACAAAGGAGGGCCTGCTGCTGCCGCGCGAGCAGGTGGAGCGGGTCTGGGCGAACGCGATCACGATCGCCCGCACCAAGCTGTTGGGCGTGCCCACGCGGGTGCGGCAGCGGGTGCCCCACCTGACGCTGGAGGAAGTGGCGACGATGGAGGAACTGATCCGCGAGGCCCTCGAAGAACTGGCAGGCGGGGGCAGCGATGGCGACTGATGGCGAGCTGAGGGCCGCGGCCCTGGCGTTCTGGCGGCCACCGCCAAAGCTGAGCCTGAGCCAGTGGGCCGATCAGCACGCCTACCTGTCAGCGGAGAGCGCGGCCGAGGCGGGGAAGTGGCGGACCCTGCCGTATCAGCGGGGGATCATGGACGCCTTCACGGATCCCACGATCGACACGGTGGTGTGGATGAAGTCCGCCCGGGTGGGCGCGACGAAGATCTTCAACCACCTGATCGGGTATCACATCCATCAGGACCCCTGCCCGATCATGGTCTGCCAGCCGACGGTGGAGGACGCCGAGGGCTACAGCAAAGACGAGATCGCCCCGATGATCCGCGACACGCCGGCGCTGCGGCCCCTGGTGAGCGACCCGAAGGCCAAGGATGGATCGAACACGATCCTGGCCAAGACCTACCCCGGCGGCACCCTGGGCATGGTGGGGGCCAACAGCGCCCGGGGCTTCCGCCGCGTCAGCCGGCGGGTGGTGCTGTTCGACGAGGTGGACGGCTACCCCGCCAGCACTCCCGAGGGCGATCAGATCAAGCTGGGCATCAAGCGGTCGGAGTATTACTGGAACCGAAAGATCGGGATCGCCAGCACCCCGACCACGAAAGGGTTCAGCCGGATTGAACGATGGTTCGAGCGCACGGACCAGCGCCGCTATTTCGTGCCCTGCCCCGAGTGCGGGACCCATCAGGTGCTGCGCTGGGGCCAGATGAAATGGGAGCCCGACCGGCCGGAGACGGCGGCCTATGAGTGCGAGAACTGCGCGGCCCTGATCCCCCACAGCCGTAAGCGGTGGATGGTGGAGCGCGGCGAGTGGAGGGCCACAGCCCAGGCCGATGCCCCGGGCATGGTGGGCTTCCACCTGTGGGCGGCCTACTCATTCAGCCCGAACGCCACGTGGGAGCAGCTGGTCCGCGAGTTCCTCGAGGTGAAAGGCGATCGCGATCAGCTGCGCACGTTCGTGAACACGGCCTTGGGCGAGACGTTCGAGGACCTCGACGCCAGCAGCCAGACGCCTGAGGCCCTGGCCGCCCGGCGGGAGGACTACGAACCGGGGGCCTGCCCCGAGGGCGTGCTGCTGCTGACGTGTGGCGTCGACGTGCAGGGGGGCGGCGGGTCGCTGGGCGAGCGGCTGGCGGTGAGCGTGTGGGGCTGGGGCCGCGGCGAGGAATCCTGGCTGGTGTGGCATCAGGAGATCCACGGCGACCCGACCCGACCGGAGGTGTGGGCGCAGCTCGACAGCGTGCTCGAGGCCAGCTGGCAGCGGGCCGATGGCGTGGAGCTCAAGATCACCCAGACCGCCGTCGACTCTGGCGGCCACGCGACCGCTGAGGTGTACGCCTACGCCCGCGAGCGGCGGGCCCAGGGCGTGGTGGCGATCAAGGGCAGCAGCGTGCGGGGGGCGGTGCCGGTGGGCAAGGGCAAGCCGGTGGACGTGAACGCCCGGGGGAAGGTGCAGAAGCGGGGCGTCACCCTCTACATGGTCGGCACCGACACGATCAAAACGACCCTGATGGCGCGGCTACGCCACAACGCGCCGGGGCCGGGGTTTCTCCACTTCGGCCTGGCGGCAGACGATGACTTCTTCCGCCAGCTGACTGCGGAGCGGGTGCAGGTGCGCAGCCTGCGGGGGTTCCCGGTGCGGCAGTGGGTGAAGAAACCGGGCGATCGAAATGAGGCCCTCGACACCCTGGTGTATTCCTACGCCGCCCTGCAGCTGGTGGCGCGCCGCTACAACCGACAGCGGTTCTGGGAGCAGCTCGAGGCCCAGCTGCTGGGGCGGCAGCAGGGGCCAGCACCGTCAGCGGCCGAACCGGAGCGACCCAGGCGCAGGCCGCGGCCTGCTGGCCCGTCGTTTGTGAACGGCTGGTAAGCCTCCGTAGACTGAGACAACGGCGGATTAGGGGAGGCGATGGGGCTGCCTAGCAGGATTAGGGCAGGCGATACTGTGCGATTCACGATCCCGGCAGGCGTCGACGACCTGGGCGCGGCGATCGAATCCTCGACCTGGGCGGCGGTGGCCTTCTTCCGCTTCAACAAAGCGGCCGAGGGCGTGACCGTGAACGGCACGGCCCAGGACGGCGGGGGCTGGCTGTTCGAGATCAGCGCCACCACCAGCGCCACCATGGACGCCGGGGAATGGTTCGGCCAGGTGCGCGCCACCCTGGGCGCTGCAGCGGCGACGCTGGCCGCCCAGCGGGTGGAGGTGCTGCCGAGCCTCAGCTACACCGGCACGCCGGCCGCCTTCGACGGGCGCTCTGCTGCAGCGGTGGAGCTGGCCGAGGTGCAGACCGCCATCCGCGCGCTGGTCAGCAGGGGGGCCCAGGCCTACACGATCGGCAGCCGCAGCTATACGGCCCTCGACCTAGGTCGGCTGACGGCAAGGGAGAGCCAGTTGAAGGCGATCGTCGCCAGGGAGAAGGCGGCCGAGCGTGTGGCCGCCGGCCTGGGTGACAGCCGTGATCTGTTCGTGAGGTTCTGACGATGGCCAGCAGGAAGAAGGCCCAGGGCCAACCCGTCGAGGGCGTGCCGACCACGCGCCGGCCGCGGCGCGGGAGCCGGCTTTACGCCGGAGCGAAGGTGACGCGCCTCGAGGCCGACTGGGTGACGAGCTCCACCAGCGCGGACGCCGAGATCAGCAGCAGCCTGGTCCGGCTGCGCGACCGGGCCCGCCAGCTGGTGCGGGATAACGACTACGCCCGCGCGGCCCTGCGGGCGATCGTGTCGAACGTGGTCGGGACCGGCATCAAGCTGCAGGCTCAGGTGCCGATGCAGCGCGGGAAGGGCCGGCTGGATCAGGCGACGAACGACCGCATCGAAGCGGCCTGGGCCCGCTGGGGCCGGGCGACCACATGCCACGTGGCCGGGCAGCTGGCCTGGCAAGACGTCGAGCGGCTGGTGATGCGCTCCACCGCCGAAGCCGGCGAGGTGTTCGTGCGGCTGGTGCCCCAGGCGTTCGGCGGTGGGCAGACGGCCCTGGGCCTGGAGATCATCGAGGCCGACCTGCTCGATGAGAAGGTCGACGGCAGCGGGGCGGGAGTTCCTGGCCAGCTGCCCGGGGGCGAGTGGCGGCTGGGCGTCCACGTCAACGACTGGGGCCGGCCGATCGAATACGCCTTCCTGACGAGTCACCCCGGCGACAGCCAGGGGCGATCGGTTGCCGCGCGGCGCGTGCTGGTGCCGGCCGAGCAGGTGCTCCACATCAAGCTGACCGACAGGCCCGGGCAGACCCGGGGCGTGACGTGGTTCGCCTCAGCGATCAGGCAGCTCCACCAGCTGGCGGGCTTCATCGAGGCCGAGGTGGTGCGGGCCCGCGCCAACAGCAGCCTTATGGGTTTCGTGCTGACGGATGGCGACGCTGCAGGCGAGGCCCTGGGCGAGGAAGTCGAGGGCGAATACGTGACCCAGTTCGAGCCGGGCGTATGGAAAACGCTGTTCCCTGGCCAGCGGGTGGAGGTGCCACAGCTCGACGCACCGGACGGCCAGCTGGAGCCGTTCGGCCGGTTCATGCTGCGCAGCATGGCTGCGGGTGTGGGCGTCAGCTATGAGGCCATCAGTTCCGATTTCAGCCAGACGAACTACAGCAGCAGCCGCCTGAGCCTGCTGGCTGAGCGCGAGCAGTGGCGGGCCCTCCAGAAGCAGCTGATCCGCGACCTCCACCGGCCGGTGTTCGCCGCCTGGCTACGGGCCGCGGTGCAGGCCGGCGAGCTCAGCCTGCCCGGTTACGACGTGGCGCCGGAGCGATTCGAGGACGCCATGCGATGGGTGCCCCGCGGGTGGGAATGGGTTGATCCAGAGAAGGAAGGCGCGGCCTACCGCGACGCGGTGCGGAATGGCTTCATCACCCGAGCCGAGGTGGTGATGAGCCGCGGCGGCGATTGGAACGACACGATCGAGACGCTGGCCAATGAGAAGGCCGAGCTGGATGAACTGGGCCTGGTGCTCGACACTGACCCGTCGCAGGTGAGCGGCGCGGGGATCACCCAGGCCCGCCCGGCTGGATCGGTGGTGCCGGCTGACGCCTCAGATGCCAGCAGCGACTCGCCGGCCGAGCCTGCATCTGATCCCTCTGCGCCTGCGTAGAATGGGGCGGGCCTGCGCGGTGAGACGCCAGACCCGTGACCGATCTGATGACGCAGACCGATGGAGCAAGTATCGCAGGCCAGGCCTGGCAGTGGGCCACGGCGGTGGACACAAGGGGAGCAGCGCCGGGCGGAAGCGCTGCGGGCGGATGGGCTGAGCTATCGCGCCATCGGGAGAGCGATGGGGCGAACTCACAGGGTTGTGCGGCATCATCTTGACGCCGCCGTCGCAGAGCGGAACCGAGGCCTTGACCGAACCCGCAGAGCGGCGAACCCGGAAAAGTCGCGCGAGGCCAGCCGCCAATCGTATTGGCGCAATCGTGAGCGCATCTTGGCGGCGTTGAGGCTTAGCCGATCTCTTAATCCAGAGAAAGGGCGCGAAGCTAACCGCCGCTGGAGAGAATCAAATCTGGACAAGCACAGAGAGAACGCCCGCTGCTGGCATCATCAGAACCCGGACAGGGCCA